GACCTCGCAACGGACCGTGCTGGTTTCAAACTGCGTGATGCGTTTGACCAAGACGTTCTGGGCTACATGTCCGGTTACTCATGGGGCGGTTCTTCATGGGCGGCTCGTACTGCAGCAGCAGGCACAAAAGCAGATGCAGCCGCAGGCAACGACGAATTGCTTGCAGCTAACAAGCTGACGCAAGGTGCCTTCGGTGGTTCCACCGCAGCTAACTCCATTCCTGTAACTGCAGGTGGCGGCGCTGGTGCTTTGACTTCACCTTTGGCTGTTCTGAACCGCATGGCTCGTCTGATGGACGCAGCTAACGTGGACACAGATGGTCGCTGGATTGTTGTCGATCCGGTCTTCAAAGAAATCCTGATGGATGAAGATGCGAAGCTGGTTAACTCTGACTTCGGTGGCGATGCAGAAGTACGCAACGGTCGCCTTCCCGGCACCATCCGTGGCTTCCGTGTATATCAGTCCAACAACCTTCCTTACAAAGGTACAGGCGCTGGTACATCTGCCGCTGCAGGTTCTGCAACTAACTTTGGTGTTCTGGTCGCAGGCCATGACTCCTCAGTAGCAGTAGCTGACCAAATTGCGAAAACTGAGAGCTTCCGCTCACCAGATACATTCGCAGACATTGTTCGTGGCATGCAGCTCTATGGCCGCAAAATCTTGCGCCCAGAAGGCTTGATCACAGCAAACTACAACTTGGCCTAATGGCTAAGAGGGGGCAGGGCAACTTGCCCCCAACACCCTTCTTTAAGGATCATTCATGCCTAGTACTTACCTAGATTTATGTAACATGGTGCTTCGCCGCATCAATGAGGTAGAGATCGCAGCCGATGATTTTTCATCGGTTCGTGGCGTTCAGGCTTTGGTTAAAGATGCGGTAAAGGCCGCTATTGCCAAAATCAATCAAGCTGAGTTTGAATGGCCCTTTAATGCTTCTGAGCATACACAAGTTCTGACACCCGGACGTACAGAATACGATTGGCCGGATTACTTTAAGATTGCCGACTTTAATACTTTTCAGATCCAGAAGGACAGTTCTTTAGGCACAAGCTTTAAAACCTTAAAAGGTATTGAGCGTGATGAATGGTATTCTCAACACCGGGATAGTGACTACGAGGCAGGTGCCACAGGCCGGTCCATTCCTGACTATGTATTCCCATCACACGGCACAGGCTTTGGCGTATCACCATCACCGGACAAGGCGTACAGTGTGCGCTTTCGGTACTATCTGAATTACGCAGATCTTACAGCTTACAGCGATGTATCCCGTATCCCAGCCAGCTTCGATACCGTTATTGTGGATGGTGCTTTGTACCACCTGTATATGTTTAAGGATAACCTAGAGGCCGCTAATGCAGCCTACGGTGCTTTCCAATCAGGTCTTAAAGATCTGCAGACCCTCTTCATCAACAGCTACGAATACATCCGTGATACAAGGATCAAGTTCTAATGGCTGACGAAATCCAGAGTTTCAAAGTTGTATGTTCTGGTGGTCTAAACAGCAACGAAAACCATTTGTTTCTGTCTGAGGCGGCATCCGGTGCAGCCACACGCTTAGTTAACTATGAGCCTAGCCTTTATGGCGGGTATCGCCGCATTGAAGGGTATACGCTATTAGGTGGTCTCAATGTAGAGGTAGGCGCTGGCGTAGCCGAAGGTCCGGTTCTTTGTGTAGCGATTTACAAGAATGAACACATCGGTAACCCGTACATCATTGCCGCCCGTAAAGATGTGGGTGCTAACACCTATAAGTTTTACAAGTTCATAGACTTTGTTGGCTGGCAGGCAATGACCAACAGCCTTACGCTCAACACCACAGACGGTGTGCGTACAGTTAAGAAGCTGCGTCATACTCAGTTTGACTTTGGCAATGGCTCTAACATCATCTTCGTAGACGGTGTTAACAACGCAATCATCTTTGATGGTCAAAACTGGAAACAGCTTAACAGCACCAATACTGGCACTTCGTCCAGCCCCGGTGGAGACCAGATCCTTAACGCCCCAGCAATTGTGGAAGTCTTTGAGAACCACATTTTCTTAGGGGGAGATCTAACCTCCCGTGCTGTTATATGTCACTCAGCACCTGCAGATCCATATGACTTCACTGCAGCATCCGGTGGTGGTCAGATCACTCCGGGCTTTAACGTAGTTCAGTTCAAACCTTTCCGTGACGATCTATTTGTATTCGGTATTAACGGCATCAAGAAGGTAAGCCCCGATATTACTGCAGGCTTTGTTCTTGATCAGGTTACAGCCAATGTGGGCTGTGTTGCACGGGACAGCGTACTGGAAATTGGTGGGGATCTAATCTTTCTTTCACCAGAAGGTTTCCGTCCTGTAGCGGGTACATCCCGCATCGGTGACGTTGAGATCCAGACACTATCAAAGCCTATTCAAGTTACTCTGGTTGATATGATCCGCAACTACGACATGGATAACCTCAACGGTGTTGTTATTCGTGGTAAGTCACAGGTTCGCTTCTTTGTAGATGATGATGGCACAGAGGTAACAGATAGCTACGGCATCATTGGCGGGCTTGCAGATCAACAGGGTTCCATTGGTTGGGAGTTTGGTGAGCTTACAGGCATCCGGGCGTCATGCTGCACATCTGATTACATCGGGCGAACAGAGTTTATTCTGCACGGAGACTATGACGGTAAAGTATACCGCCAAGAGCAAGGCACCAGCTTTAATGGTGGTGATATTCTCGCTGTATACGCCACGCCTTACCTAGATTTTGGTGACACAGAAACCCGCAAGACTATGCGCAAGGTAAACACCTTTGTTCGTGCTGAGGGTCCGGTAGAGGTCTTTCTGTCCATGGCCTACGATTGGGGCGACTACACCACATCACGCCCCTCTTCATACTCCCAAACCAGCGCAGGTGGTCCTGTGGAGTACGGCGGAAGAAACATTGACTTTGCCGGTGCGAACATCCTGTACGGCGGTAACTCCAAACCAATTATGACTTCAGACATCCAAGGGTCTGGCTTTTCTTCACGGGCGACCTTCGTGACGGTTGGGCAATCAGAACCTTATTCGATCCAAGGTCTAGTATTTGAATTTTCGATTTCAGGAAGGCGATAAAGTATGGCAGGTTATACACGCCAATCAGTAGCGGATATTATCAACGGCGCAGAGATTACTGCACCACCGCTTAATGCTGAATTTAACCAACTACGAAACGCCTTTGATGCTACTGGCGGTCACTCACACGATGGTAGTGCAGGCAACTCACCAGCAATCAATCTACAGACTTCTGTATCTGGCTACCTTCTGCCCATCAACGGCGGTACAGGCGGTAAGAGCAACGTAACCGCAACATCCAATCCTACAATCACGGATGATGTAGGGGCAGGCTACGCACCCGGCTCTATCTGGTTAAACACCAGTACCAACCGTATCTTTATCTGTGTGAACAATACATCTTCTGCAGCGGTGTGGTTTGAGGCTGTAGGTCAAACAGCCACTGAGCTTTCGCCAGAAGTAACGAATACTATTGATCTGGGTACAACAACCAATCGCTACAAAGATCTGTATCTGTCTGGCTCTATTGACGGTACTCAGAACGCTACCTTTGGTGGCACTCTAAACGTAACCGGCGTAACTACAGTCGGTACAATAAATGGTACAACAGCAACGGTAAGTGGGCTGACTACCCTAGCCCAAGTTGATGCTAACAGCGGTACGATTGATGGTACAGTTATTGGCGGTAACACAGCCAGCCCGATCACTGGTACGACAATCACATCCACAGGCGGCTTCACAGGTGATCTGGTAGGCGATGTAACAGGTAACATAACATCTGCAGGCACATCGACCTTCAACAACATCACGGCCACTGGTACAACAACCGGTACGTTTGTAGGTGACATCACAGGCAACGTAACAGCGACTACAGGTACTTCTCAGTTCAACAACGTGACCATCAATGGCACCTTGAATATGGACGGTGCTACAGCCGCTACCATTGAGAACCTTACTGATCCGGTAAACCTGCAAGACGCAGCCACAAAGAACTACGTTGATGTAGGGTTAGCTAACTTAGTCGATGCCTCGCCTGCAGCCCTAGACACGCTTAATGAGCTTGCGGCTGCGCTGGGCGATGACGCTAACTTCAGCGCAACGATGACAACGGCTTTGGCTGGTAAGGTGGCTGATACAGGCGACACCATGACAGGCAACCTGATTATGTCCGGTGCTACGGTTACAGGTCTGCCATTGCCTACAGCTAACACTGAAGCGGCTTCTAAGCAGTACACAGATCAACAGGATGCTCTTCAGGTATCACGGGCTGGCGATAACATGTCCGGTCCTTTGGCGATGGGTCTTAACAAGATCACAAACCTTGGGACGCCCACTGCCGCCACTGATGCAAGCACGAAAGGCTACACTGACGGCATTCTAGGCTCTGCTACAGCGGCTTCTGCCAGTGCAGCGGCTGCAGCTACATCTGAGGCCAATGCTGCGGTATCGGAAGCCAACGCACTTGCTTCTGAGAACACCGCACAAGATTGGGCAATCAAGACAGATGGTACGGTAGATGGTATAAACTATTCTGCTAAATACTGGGCTACCCAAGCAGACGTAGGAACGGTAGCTACCAATGTAGCTGACATGAACACGGTCGCAGGCTCAATCGCTAACGTGAACCTTACCGGCGGATCAATTGCAGCGGTCAATACAGTCGCAACCAATATCAATAATGTTAACGACTTCTTTGATACATACTTCGTAAGCCCTACGCAGCCTTCTGGTGCAAACGTAACAGAGGGTGATCTGTGGTTCGATACAACCGCACAGGTACTGAAGGTACGCTCTTCTAGTGGCTTCCAGAACGCTGGTTCATCCGTAAACGGTACAGCGGAACGGCAGGACTATGAGGCTACTGCAGGTCAGACAAGCTTCGCAGCGGTCTACGATCCTACATACGTCGATGTGTATTTGAACGGTGTGAAATTAGCACCTTCCGACTTTACCGCAACAGATGGAGCCAACGTGGTCTTGGCCTCTGCAGCGGCGGCTGGGGATACGGTTTCTATCGTGTCTTTCGGCACCTTTGAATTGGCAGACCACTACAACAGAACAACAGTCGATGCTCTTATCGACGACGTGGAAACACTAGCATTGGCAGGTATATAACATGGCTATTAGCACTACTCAGATTGAGGCAAACCTCACAACTAAACTGAACGCCACAACAGGCACAACTGAAGGCAAGGAGTTCCTTCTGCTAGGTAAGGCTGTCGAGGCTCTCACGCCCACTGTTACAGTAGCTTCTGTAATTGCTGAAGGCGCTACGCAAGTCGGCGTAGTACAGGCAGAAGGCACAACCCAAGTTGCAGCGGTACAAGCGGCGGCTGCGGGATATGCTCCACTAGCTGACCCGACCTTCACGGGAACGGTAAACGCTGCGGCGCTCACGCTCTCAGGCAACCTCACGGTTAACGGCACAACCACCACGGTAAACAGCACTACGCTGGACGTTGCAGACCTAAACATTACTATTGCCGATGGTGCTGCAAACGCTGCGGCGGCAAACGGTGCTGGTATTACAGTAGACGGTGCTGCGGCTACGATGCTCTACACCAGCGCAACGGATACATGGGACTTCAACAAGGCTATTACAGGTACTTATACAAACCTTCAGCCTGTTATTAATACAAACGCAGCGGTCACAGGGGCGACCACCTTTGATGTAAGTAAGCCTATGCACCATTTCGACATGACAGGTGCGGCCTCGTTTACTGGCGTAAACATTGCGGCAGGCAGAACCTGCATGATGGTTCTTGATACTACCGCAACGCCTCACACACCAACATGGGGCAGCGACATTAAGTGGCCCGGTGCTGAAGAGCCAACATGGGCAGACAGCCGTTACTGGATTGTATCTTTCACCTGTCTTGATGGCGCAATCATCTTGGCTTCAGCTTCCGGCTACACGGTTTAGGGGGAGGTAAGCAAATGAGTTTACCTACAAACTTTTTTATTGGTCGTGGCAGCAAGGGTGCTGAATTACTTTTGGTAAACGATGTTATGGTTTTTACCTCTGCAAAAATGCACGGGGCTTTAGGCCCAAACAAAGCAATGACTGATAATTACTACCCGTATAATGATGATATTATGTCATATTTTGGTAATCAGGTTTACAACGGGTATCAGAAATTTACCATTCCAAATGATGGCACATATAGGTTTAACGTCTTAGCATCATATCCTATTGTTAAACCGATGATTGAATATTCATTGTCCCAGTTTGGTGCATCGCAGACGTACACCGATAGCTCACTTTGGACGTTGTTTCAAAATTCTAACACTTTTGGGTCTCCGAGTTATGTAACGTATTCGAACCAGTCTGGTTTTGCGCCCGGTTATCTTACAGTCGATAAGCAACTGTCAGAAGGCGATGAAATTCATATTCTCGTTGGACAGGGTGCTTTTGCTGACAGCAGAGCAGGAACCCCTAGTGTAGCCGGAAGCGGAGCAAGTGCTATTTTCTTCGGGCCGCAGGGCGGTTGGAATAATAACTTTGCGGTTGCTGGATCGGTTGGAGGACACAGAGATAGTTACGATTACACATTTGATGCTGTTTCTAGAGTAGCTTACTCAACAACGGGTAATCGAGGGGGGACAGTCTCCGGTAACACATTTGTTTCGGGGTCATCCGCTGGTTCATCCGGTAGTGCAGGCTATGACTCGGGCCAGAGTACTCCAGTTAACAATGCCACATCAACCAATCGATCTGGCGGTGGTGCTGGTTTATTAGGTACTGCAAGAGACAATACATATTGGGACACTCGTGCTCCTTTTTTCCTCGTAAACGCACCTACGGCTTTAATAAGCGGTGGTATGGGTGGGTTTGGGGGTTCAGCCTATATGAACCCACAAGACAGTACCAACGTAGGCACAACCTACATGACTATGTATTTTCAAAACGGAGTGCCGAATTTTAAAACTACTCACCAAACAAATGTACCTGATTTAGATAGCAATTGGTCTAACTACGCTAATAATAACACTGACACTATGCCAACAAACGATTTGCCTCTTGGAACTCACATGGGCGGTTTTGGTGGAGGCTGCACAGGCGGCTGGGGCGGGGAAGGCGGCGGCGGCGGCTATTCTGGAGGCGGCCCGGGCGGAAACAACAGTTATATTTCAGCGGGTGCGGGTAGTTCCTATTCACAGGGATGTACTTACATTGGTCACACTTCCGCAGATGCGTCTGTCCACTTAAAGAATAAAACGCACATAGCACCAGTAATTCAGGGTCAGACACTCGCTCACTTGGATAGAGGGTTCTTTGCTGGCAACGGGTCTGTGACAATGACGAGAACTGCATAAGGAACCCACCCCATGAGCAAAGCACGACTATTAGCCGACCTGATGCGAGATAACAAAATCTCCCTAGCAGAAGTTTCTGGGGAAGCATCCGCATCAGATTTCAACGTAAACCAATCCGATTACCAAACATCCGATATTAGCCTCAATCTCAAGGTAGAGGCTCTTGAAGACGAAAACTTATTGAATTTAGGGGTCTAAACCAATGCCTACAACAAACACTAATTTTACCTCGCTAATCACAGCGATTGACACTAAAGCGCAGTCACTTGCAGCTTCTACAACTGATCCGAAAGACTTAGTGTTTTTGGGCAAAGCGGTAGAGGCTTTAAACGTAGCTGATACGGTTTCTGCGGTAATTAACGAGGGTGATACGCAAGTGGCTGCGGTGGCCGCTCAAGGTACAACATCGATTGCTGCGGTTGCGGCACAGGGCGCTAACTACGCCCAACTCGCTGGTGCTACATTTACTGGTGCGGTTACAATCCCTGACCTGACTGTAACAGGTACTACCACAACTATTAACTCTACTACGCTCGACATTGCTGACATCAACATCACGATTGCAGATGGCGCAGCTAATAGCGCAGCGGCTGACGGTGCTGGTCTTACGATTGAAGGTGCTGGGGTTAACTTTCAGTATTCCGACAGCGGCAAGCACATGAGCCTGAATACAGGTTTGGCTGTTGAGGAGATTAAAGAGAAGGTGTCAATAGCGACATCAACATCTGGGACTATAAACTACGACTTTTTAGGCCAAGGCGTTGTGTTCTTCTCAAATAACCAGACAGCAAATCGCACCATCAACTTTATTGGGGATAGCACAAATACCCTTAATAGTGTCCTTGCTATTGGTCAGTCTGTTACTTGTGCAGTTCCTATGGCCCAAGGCTCCACCGCTTATTACCTCAACGCTTACCAAGTAGATGGTTCCGCAGTCACACCAAAGTGGCAGGGCGGTGCGCCAACAGGAGGTAATGCCTCTGGGATTGATGTATACTCATTCACAATTATTAAAACGGCTGACGCTACCTTCACAGTTTTGGCTTCAGTCGCAGCATTTGTATAAGGAGTAACGGCAATGAGTTTCATTATTCCTAAGAAGCCGCAAATCCTATATGCGCCCATGCTTGGGTCGCTTGGTGGCGGCTCTGCTAGGGGCTTTGGTCGTGGTGTTGGTGGTGGTGCTGGTATTGGGCCGGGGTATTTTGGCTCTCAGTACTCCGGTTTTAGTAATGTCAGTCCCATACTGGCCCTTACTAGCAGCACGGGTACAGAGGCTACTGGTGTAACAGCGGCTAATAACCGCTGGGATAGTTTAGATACTTTCTTTGATTTCTCAGGAAACAAGATTTGGGGGGCGTACAATACTGTAAGTTATTATTCAAACTTCCCCTATAATAATAATAACGGTACTTGGTCGGGTTCAGATACTTACTACACCATCGCTGCAAACACTAGAGGAGATATTTCTGGTCAAAATGCCTCTGGTATCGCAGCCGGTGGCCGAGGACTTACTATTGCGTATCTTTCAGACGCAAGCCGGACTCCCGTTGTTGTTGTGGGAGGCAACGGTGACAGCCATGATAGCGGCCACGCAGCTGGTGGGTTGTTCTTTTTTAACTATTCAACTGGGGCCTTTTTAGGCAGATTAATTTTTGAACACAGTACTGGTTTTTCTAACAGAAATATATCTGATCTTAGTGGTCTTGCTTGGGATGGTGAAAAACTTTTGGTGGTGGCACGGGGATCCGTTAACACTCCAACATACGGTGCAACAGGCTCTATGCTTTATCGGTTTACACTTCCTGCGTCTATAACTAACTCGAATGCCTCTATTTCCATAGATCAAGAAGTACCACTACCACATCCTCTTAACTATGGTTTATCTTGGTACGGGTCGGGTGTTTATATGGCTAGTGATTTAGGTGGTTATAGCGGCGTATCACAGATAGAGCTAAACTTCAGTGACGGAACCTCCACGCTAATTGGTACCGCTGGTAAATTTAATACAACCGCAGTCCCACCTGAACAAATATTTAGTGCCACTGTGGATTACAGAAATCGTAGGCTAGTTTTGGGTGGGTATAACTTAACAGAAATCAGATCCTTCGGAGAAACTTAACCCTTGCTATTACACTAACTAAGTGCTAAACTTTTACACAGTATTACCAATTAGTTTAGGCACCTATGACAGATGAAACCCTAGAGTTTCGGACTGTCCTGCTAACCCCTCCAGAAGTATTACATGTATGGCCTTCTATACAGGCTGATATAGACAAAGCACTGTCCCACGGGATCGATGAGATGTCTGTATTTGATCTCTTCAAGGACGCCATAAACGGCACAGTCTTTGTGTGGATCACGCTGGACCCGGATAGCAAGATAGTCTGCACAACCACCCTTAGATTTCTGACACAGAAGAACGTAAAAACGTGTCAGATCATAACTAACACCACTAACGGTGTTTCACTCAAGCAGGTCGAAGCAGATCACAGATTGTTTGAGGACTTTGCCAAAAAGAACGGCTGTTCGCATCTTCAGGTATGGGGGCGCAAGGGCTGGATCAGACGCCTTCAGACACTCAGTTCTAGGCAAGGCAACAAATACAAAACTCAATATTATGTTTTCGACATGGAGATTTAGATGCAACTGTATAACCCTTTTATGCCCTACCGGTATCTACACCCACGGGCTTCTGGCCTGATTGCCTATAAGGGCGGCGGCGGCGGTGCTTCCGCAGAGCAAGTAGATGCCAGTGTTCAAGGTGGTGTTACCGCTGTTAACGAGAACACTAATCAGGGTTTTGCAGATGCTGCAGTTGTAGGTGAAACGCTTACGAATAACCAAAATACAATGCTTGATAATCAGGCAAATCTTAGTACCGGCCAGAGTGATATTCGGGCAGATATTGCGGCTATACCGCAGACATCTGTTACTACACAGGTTGTAGATACTTCTGGTATTGAGAACCGTATTGGTAGCCTTGAGGGTACAACCAACACAGGCTTCGCTGATGTAGGTGGTCGCCTTGATACTGTAAACAGCACGATGAACACAGGGTTCTCAAACGTACAGGGTTCCGTGGACACTGGCTTCAGCGACATGAACCAATCCTTTAATGATGTAGCAGAGGGCCAGACAGGCATACAGAACAGCGTTTCTGATCTTTCTGGTAATATGACAAACCGTTTTGACACGGTAGACAGCACACTCAACACAGGCTTTGCTGGCGTCAACGAGAATGTGAACACACAGTTTGATACGCAGAACCAGAGCCTGACAGATCTTTCTGCTAATGTTCTTGGTGGTCAGACAAACCTGCAATCATACCTTGAGGGCATGTCAGATCGTTCTGATACCTACTACGGCGGTCTTGCTGAAGGCCAAGCCGGTATCATGGGCGGTATTGGTGGGATGCAGACGGGTCTCAACGATTTCCGTGAAAACTATGACGCCAACACTACTCTGGCTAACCAGACCCGTGCGGAGCTTCTGGATACTGTTACTGGTGGGTTTAACCAGACCCGTGAAACTATCTCTGACAGCTTTAATGACACCAGCCGTGATATTAACAATGTTTCTAGCCAAGTGGATGAGCAAGCTCGTAGGGCTGCAGCCGATGCGCCCGTAACCGCACAAGAGTTTACTCAGACTATCCGTGAACTTGCTTCTGGTCTAGACGCAGGGACTCGTGAACAAGCGGCGGCACAGAACGATGTAGTACAGCGTTTGGACACAGTTAAGCAGGTGCTTTCAACTCAGGGTGAAAACCTTCCTGATGACATTCGTCAGCAATACACGCAGCTTGCACAGGCCTTTGACCAAAACGGTAAACTGGTTCGTGAGAGCATCGATGCACAGGGCGTAACCACACGCCGTGCGATGGATAATCAGAGCAACGTATTACTGGCTAGCTTTGACCAGCAAGGTCAAATGCTGGGTCAAAACATGTTCAACGTAAATTCATTACTCAAGCAAATGGATCAGCTTGGGTACACAGGCCAAGGGCAACAGCCGGGTACACTGGCTCCGCAGCAATTGGTCAACCGTAGGGCTGCAATCGATAGCGGCCTCATGGAAAGACAAGATCCATATTTTAACACATTCGGGTAATCATGCATCCAAAATCAATCTCTGACCAAGGCCTTAACTTAATCAAGAAGTTTGAAGGCCTGCACAAAGTAGGACCAGACGGTATGGTAGTCCCATATCGCTGTCCGGCTAATATTCTCACCATCGGCTACGGCCACACTAAAGGTGTTAAGAAGAATATGCGTCTTACAAAGCAAGAGGCAGAAGACCTTTTGCGGCAAGACATGAAGATCTACGAGGCCGATGTTAAGCGTCTGGTCGATGTACCTCTAACGCAGTACCAATTCGATTCTCTAGTGTCGTTCGTATTCAACCTTGGTAGTGGTGCCTTCTCAGGATCGACTCTGAGGAAGAAATTAAATGCTGGAGATTATTCTGCAGTACCAGCACAATTGATGCGCTGGAACAAGGCACGGGTTGGTGGCAAACTTCAGCCTCTTACCGGTCTCACACGCCGCCGTGCGGCAGAGGCAGCGTTGTTCACATTGGACGCACAGCTACCCAGCGATGACGTTGATGTACCAATGGCACAGAAGCCTGCAGCACAAGACAAGAAGCCTCTAGGTAAATCTAAGACGATGGCCGGTGTAGGTATTGCTGGTGCAGCTACTGCACTCAACGAAACTGCAGGACAACTACAGGGCTTAGTGGCGTATGCTGACAGCCTAAAGACCATTTTCCTACTCTGTGCAATCGCCGGTATCGCTCTGGCTGCATACGCACGGTGGAAGGATCAAAAGGACGGGGTTGATGTTTAGTATCTTCGGTAAAGTGAAGACTTACATCATAGCCACCTTGGCCCTCGCTCTGCCCATTATTTACGTCTTTGGGCAGATTAAAGGGCGGGCGAAAGAGAAGAATAAAGTTCTGACTGATGAACTACAGGCGCAACAAAAGGCGGCTGATTTTTATAAGGCGATGTCTGAAAATGAAAGCGACAATCTTACTGATCGCAAGTCTATCACTGACCGGCTGCGCTCAAACGGTTTATAGAACCCAA